GGGTCGCTCATTTCATTTAAGAAATGGTAGGGAACGGTCCCTGCTATGTGAATTTCTTTCGTGTTGCTCATCTCTACTCCTGTATTTGCTTCACGATGCTGTCGTGACTGATTATGCTGTGATAGTTTTCAGATTCGACGGTCAGCCAGAAGTCAGTCCAGTAATCGTCGTGGCCTCGGTCGCTGTAACCCGGCTGATCTTCGGTCGGGTACAGGGTCACTTCTCCGATCAGGTCTAACTGGTCGATGACTTCCGACACGGCCCTTACGTCATCCCCCGTGTACCTTGACCTGACCATCGCTGCGAGTCGGCCTGGGTTAGTCATTGGTTCGCCTCCTTGCCCAGCCGCGGGTCAACCTCGACCCGGTCGTCGATTACCCGCTCGGGCTGCTTTGGGTGGGGTAGGCCGAAGAGAAAGCCGGGACCATTTCCCTCCTCGTCCTGGCTGACCTCGACCATCAACGTCTGAGCGGGTACGGCGTCACGCGTCGCGGTCTTGCGAATGGCTTTGGTCTTGACGGTGAACGTGGGCCAGTATTGGCCCTCGTATTCCCCCTGCGTTAGCTCGACTTTCAGAATACGTGCGCCTAACAGCGCGCCGTAGTAGTCCTGATAGAACTGTAAGCTGGTTCCCATCGGTTACTTCCCCTCTGCCGCGGCGATTACGGCTTGCACTTCCGTATTGCTGTTAATCAACCGCCGCCGCATTTCCGACCAGTGAGCGCGACTACCGCCGCTCTCGGGCATGGTGCGTGTAAATATTGCGGCATCGGCTGACAGTTTCCGCAACGCCTCCAACATGGCTGGGGCTGCTGCGATCAGGGCTGAGTGGCTGTAAGCGGTGGCAATCGGCTGGGCTTCGGTGTTGCCGTTGAGCGTGCCGTCGGCCAGTCGAATCGTGTCGTAGCCGTCAGCGTCAGGACAGTCGTCCACGGTCCACGGCCCCGGTGTGTGCTGTGTCATAGTTACTTCCCCTCTGCCGCTCTGATTGCGGCTCTGGTTGCTATGGCGACACGATCGACAGCAGGATGCACCTCGTCGATGCTGAACGCTTGTTTGGATATGCGTTCAAGCCTTGTGATCTCTGACTCGACCGCCTTTAACGCCTCCAGCATGGCGGGTGCAGCAGCGATCAGGGCTGCGTTGGCTTCGCTGTTGCCGGGGCTGCTCAAGTTGTCCTGCACTTCGGCAACGATGGTGGTAGCCGTTAGAATCTCCCAGCTATCGTCGCCAAAATTGTGGGCTGTCCACGGCCCCGGTGTGTGCTGTGTCATTGTCTAAGTCCTTTCCCGCCGTTCAGGGCGGCTCCTGGTTTATGTGCTAGTCGCACATGGTCAGCGAGGCAACGTCGCCGCTGCCGCGCTGAGCGCGTGGGTCTAGGCGGTTAGGTTGCGCTGTTTCCACTGTTTGGCTTCGGTTAGTGCTTCGGTTGCGACTTCCCGCGCTACTGTGTTGATGTAGTTACCGGAATCTGATTCAACGCCGAACACCGAACCGCGGCCTATCGCCGCGCCGTCAAGGTAAACGTCGGCCACGACACCGAAGTATTGCCACTCGTGTCGTTCCATAGCTTCCAACCTGCGCGCGTCCTGGATTGCGTATTTAATCTTGTCGTGTCCGTTGTCGTGGAACGTGTAGGCGTAGGTTCGGCGGTATGCGGATACTTCCGGTTCGGCCACGATCTGGCCGTGTTCGTCCCGCCATATACCGTGGTGATCCATAACTGATTCAGTATCCCGGTGAACAAGTTTCGCCTGTTCGTTGCCGGGGGATCGAAAGTCGGAAAACGTCCCGATATCACTAAAATCGGCGTATAGATCATCTACGCTGCGAACCGTGATCGTGACATTCCCGCTGTTACGTTCGTACAAGGTGTCGTGTGCCATTGTTGATCCTCCCCGGCGTTCATGCCGGTGCTAGTGATTAGGGCTAACTTCCCTACGCTACCCGTCCAGCCGTGTAGCTGAACGGGCGGCGGTGGGATGGTTAACGGGTGCGTTCCTGTGAGGGCATCACGTTCCGCGCTTCCCTACGCTGAACCTTGACCGCTAGTTGAGCGATCAGTTCAGGGGTGAGGATTACATTGACTCGTCCAGCGTTACTGAACGCGTCCATGATTACCCGCCCGTCACGTATTCGGCGCATGGTCGTGTTTTTTGTGGTTAGGTAGTGCCTGTCCATTGTCGTCTGATCCTTTCGCCCGGTGTCCATGCCGGGATTCTGTGCGGCGGGTTCGCCGCCTGTCGTGAGGTGGATTCTAAGGGCTAGTAGTAGTAGCCGTCAAGCGTTACCGGGTGACGGCTTCCCGGCTGGGGGTTAGCTGTTCTGGAGCCAGATAATTATGTTGGCTTCAACTTTCGCCATGCGATCATCGCCCGCGAATTTGATCCCGCGCTCCTGGCAAACCTTAGTCGCCGCGTCAAACATCGCGTCTACAACGTCTTTAATGTTCTCGTTATCGTCCCAAGTGTCCATCGCTGCGCGTTCTTGTGGTGTCAAGGTCATAGTCGTACCCTCCTGGGTTGTCCCGGCGTTCATACCGGGCGTTACGTTGTCGGCTAGGTTCGCCGATGCGGGAGGCAACCCCGTTACAGGTTGCAACCCGCGGCAGCGGTCAAGCGTTGCACAGTCTCGCGGCGTTGGCGGCGTGGTGGGCCAGTTGTCGCGCACTCATAAACCATTTGCGGCAATTCGGGCATCGTGGACTCGGCATCGGTTCGCATCTCCTGTTTGTAGGGTGCTAGGCGCGTCGGACAGCCGCCGCCGACGCTCGGCGGGGTATCTCCTAATCTAGGTCCTCGATCATCTCCTCAATAATCGGCAGTACGTGATTAAGCACGCGCTCGTAGATGTTCGCGGCGATGATGTTTACCGGCGTGGGCGAACCGTCAAACGCTGGGCCTATCTCCGGTTCGTCTAGGATTAAGTCGAGATCGCTCGCGCCTACTTCCGCGATCCGGTTGTAGTAAACCGGGACCGCGCCGTCGGCTATCTCGTGCGCGATGTCGTGCGCGTCGTCTGATGCGTCCAGCGCGTAGTCGTGCCGTGCGGAATACTCCGCATCGGTCAAGATTTGCGCCATCGCGCCGTATTTGGTGAGTGTCATCGGTTCGTACTCCTGGATTGTCCGGTTTCCATACCGGGGATGTATCGGTGTGCTTGTGCAACCGTGACCGCCACACGAACCCCGTAAGGCTCGCGGGCGGATCGGCGTACAAGCTAGGCGATGCGTACGCCTGTAAGACTGGCCGCGGTCTCGCGTTCGAGACCTGCAAGGCGTAACGCCCAATCTAATTCCTCGACCGTGTTAAAGATCGAACCTAGTGAACCGGATTCGTCCCATAATGAAACGATATCCTCGCCGGACATAGTGACCGCGTACGCGTCGTTTACTGGCAAATAAATTGTTCGCATATCTAGCTAATCCTTTCGGGCGTGATTACGACCATGCCGGGGAAGTATTGAACGCCCAGCTTGTGAGTACCTACTAGGGCCGTCCACTGGGGCATCCCGCGGTCAATTATCGGGAGGGCCGGGCCGCCAGCCTTGCGGGGTTTTCTGCCAGAGCAAATGCCGTCTTTCCCGGTTGGACTCTTAAACACGGTCACGGTGTCGATGCCGTCCACAGTTTCGAGGACGAGCGTTACCCGGTCGTGTTGCTCGAATCCTGCTTTGCGTAGTTTCGTCCCTTCGAGCCAGAGGCGTCCGACGCCTGACCGATTTAAGGACAGTTTGAGGGTTGCGGTTGCGATGGGTTCCACGGTTGCTATTCCTTTCGCCCGACATTCAATCGGGGAAGTTGTCTGAGAGGTTGCCTCATCAGTATGGCGGGAACTATCCGCCATAGACGCCCGGTAACGGGCGTTTCGGCCTATCGTACGATCCTTCCGTTAATGATTAGCGGAGCGTCGATTGCGACGCCTTCGGGATGGTATGGGCAATACCCATTGTTTGCGCCGGTGTCTGCGGGGCATACGTCCGGTCCGTGATCGCGGTCGGCTTTGGCAGTCGCCATAACTGCCGCGTGCGCTCGTCCACATGGGAAGCACACCGACCGATTAAGTTCTGGCGGGAACGGCACGCCGTCTATGTTGTGCAGGCCGTAAGTAATTTCGCCCACTTGCGCCTTAGTTCCGTTGCAACTGCTGCATCGTTTAATCATGGTCTCGATTCCTTTCCCGGTGTTCAGACCGGCTGCTATGTGTTTGCCCCGGTAGCGGGCGGGCTTTTCCTTTTATCTTATCATAATCATGTCAAGTCCTGTCAAGGTGTAGCGGTAGCAGTTTCGGCCAGTTTGGTAGCATTACGGCATGACAATCTCACCCGCACAAATAAACGTCCTAGTGGAAGCCTACGCACGCGGCCTAGATACTCCCGAAGCTGCCGCCCTAGCCGGTATCGGAATTAGAACGATATCCACATGGCTAACAGCCCCTGAGAATCAGACACATAGAGACACAGCGCAACGGATACGCAGCGCACAAGCCGCGTTCGCGGATAGTGCTTTATCGGCTATAACAGCCTCGCACACGTCAGATTGGCGCAGTGCTGCGTGGACTCTTGAACATGCGCCAGCAACACGAGAACGCTACTCAGACCGCGGCGCAGGACTGGCCGAAGTAGCTGTGAGTGGACTGTTCGCCGCGTTGACTGGCGCGGCCAGCACTGAACCGCCGCGGCTCGGCGCGGCTGGCGTGCCGTTGCTTGAGGAAGTGAGAGAGGTAGAGGTGAGAGAGGTAGAGGAGGAAGCAGGCAGTAACAGTGAGCACCAGGAACAGCAGCAGTAAGCAGCAGCAGTAGGGGGGGGCAGGGGTATTCGTTAGCAGCGGTTGTAGTAGGAGTAAGAGTACCCACCGCTATATTCTTGCGGCTACTTTTTGCTGCTAGTAATAGCTTCTGGTTTCCGCTACATTTCTGACGTTACTTTTGTTTCGGATACTACTAGGTGCTAAGTATCGGGTTACTTTCTTGAGGGTAGTCCACCGATCTGGCTTTAAGGCCAGGTTAGGTGGAGGAGTT